GACTGCACATTATCTATTCACCACTCCTACTAACATCCATATACAGAAACATATTATTACTATCAAGCCACCAATAGCCATATAACCAATCATATTATTCATCTTTCGGTTTGTTTCCCTAACATACCTTTGAAATTCTAATTCATTAGCTATACACTTGCTTTCATAATTAATTTGTAAAATCGCTAGTTTTAACTCTAACTCTCGTTCTTTAGTTAATTGTCCTTTTGTTAATTTATCCATTATTTATTTGCCTGTGCTACCATAACCGCCAGAACCACGTTCTGTTGCGGTTAGTTCATCTACTTCTACTACATCAACCATTGCTACTGGTACGATGATTAATTGTGCGATGCGATCACCTCTAAATATCATGTAATCGCTACAAGATATGTTTTCATATGCAATACTCAATTCGCCTCGATAGTCAGCATCAATAATGCCTACACTATTTGCACATCTTAGAGGTGTTTTACTCATGCTACTTCGTGGTACTAATAACCCCATGTGTCCTTTCGGTATCTCTACCGCCACCCCTAACGGAATTGTCTTTTGACTATCAGCAGGCACTTTGATATGAAACGGACAATACAAATCTAACCCAGCTGCATCTTCACTACCCCTTGTTGGTAGTTGTGCATATTCACTTACTAACTTAACTTTCATTTGTTCTTTCAAAATTCCACTCCATTCATCTTTAATGCACGTTTTACTGTTTTATAGTCTGCACCCACTTTATAACCGATTGCCCTTAATGACATTCCATCTTGATGCATTTGCAATAGTTCGTTTCCATCTAACTCACTTGCACGTGTATATGTCTTTTGCGGTTTAGTTCCTTTCAAACCTAAGCAACATAACGCTCTACCAGCACTTATATCTCCATATACACAAGCTGCAAGTGCAAGCCAATTTAAATTATTGTCCGGCACAAACTCACTCATATTAACTGCCATTCTCGTTACTCCATTCACTTTCCTTATATATACGGAAGAAATCATCCGCACTCATTACAACTAAAAACGGCTTATACTTTCTTTTCCATGCAACTATAGGTATTTCTCCTTTGCCAGCAACTTTTGCATCCCTATTGGCTTGATTATATGCATCATATACATTTAGCTTTTCTACACACTTAACTTCTTGGTGGATGTTTGGTAACCCTATACAATCAGCTGCATCACCTGTTTTACCGCAATATTGTGCAGTTCTACGGACTTTATCAAACCCATTTTCTCGGCACACATCCCTCCATAGTCGTTCGCCCCTTGCTCCTTTTTCTTTACTATTTATTGGCAATCTTCATCACCGCCATCTTTCAAGCATTGATTACACGCTTTTTGATACACATCAACATAGATCTCTTGTTTATCTCCGTTATATGTAACTTCAATATATTCTTTGATATTTACACCGCTTACCAATGCTTTCCAATTTTGTAAGGTTTTACAAAACCAAACAATGAACATATCATCTGGTGTTATTTCATTTGCATTATAATCAAACTCATTAAATAAAACTGTTCTCGCTGCATTGATTGCTTTTTCTTGTAATTCGTACATTTTTACCTCTCTACATATTGTTCACATCGTTTTAAAATATCTTTTACTAAATCCAACGGAATATTTGACCTTGTGTTATATCGATTACCATTACTTTTTAAGTCTGCCAATCGTAAATTAGACTTTATATTGTCATTTAATAACTTTAAATCGATATTACTACCAAATTTAGTTGGTTTATTAACTGGGTAATCGTAGTTGTTGTAATAGGTTAAATTATCATAAGGAACATCGAACCCTATTACATTTTTGATGTATTCCCATATCCGCCCATATGCTGGGTTTTCAATCACGAATACTTTAGGTTGATAACGCTCAATGATTTTCAATGTGTTATAGATACACATTTCACCATTGATACGTGTTAGGAATGACTTATCATACTTGAATTGGTAGTTTTCATAATCAATGTGATTTCTGATTGTGAATTTACTTCCTTGTTCGTATTCACCAAACAGGTTGATAGTCATATCTTTTTCTTGTTTCCAACACGCATTACCGCCTTTCATCGCACTTGCTACGCTCCAGCTTTCGCATGGTGGACTAGCTAGAATAACATCAGGTCTATCTAGCTTGTCCAACTGTTCCCATAGTGCGTTTGGTTTATGTAGCGTATTAACTGCAAGGTCTTGGTTGATACACGCATCACCAATACCTATTGATGTGATCGTGTGCTGCCCCCCCATATTCACGTTATATTCATCTACTGCTTGACGATAACACCCATTGCCATCATCAAATAACCCCCATATATGCATTCTCTTTCCTATTCACCTCTAATCAATCACCATACATCCATACTTTGCTTTTCTCATACGATGCTTAACTTTCTTCACATTGTTCCCCAGTTACGCTAACACATCATTTTGTTTGATTGTGTTTTCTTGCATCGTTTCCCTTTTGCGTTTATACATTCTGTAAGCTGGACACTTTACGTGGCAAGCTACCTCTCTGTATTCGCATCCCTTACATGGTGCATTCAATATTAATACTCACTCCTACAACTCTTCTATTTCTTCAACTTCCACATCGTCATACCAAACATTTAGTTCGCTAAAATCAATATCTTCGTTTTGTGAAATCTCTTGGGCTTTCTCCATTGCATCAACATAACTTTCGCATTTCACAACTTTTGAAAAACCAATCTTTACATAGCCACTAATTTTGTATTCATCCATGTTACTCACCTCTTAGAACGGAATATTTTCATCTTGCGGTTGCTCAAAACTATCAAAATTGCTAGATGCAGTTTCATCGTTTGTTAAAGATGTACCTACAAAATTAGCAACAACTTCTGTTACATATCGTTTTTGTCCGTCAGCAGTTTCATAGGAACGTGTTTGTAATCGCCCCTCTACAAACGCTCTATTGCCTTTACGCAAATTGCCTACGCTTTCGCCTAGCTTTCCCCAGGCTACACAATTAATGAAAGCGGTTTGCTCTTTTGTTTCACCATCGCTTGATGTGAAAGTATTGCTTGCTGCCACATTGAAAGTCGCTACTGCTTTTCCGCTTTGTGTATAGCGTACTTCTGGATCACGTGTAAGATTACCTAAAATTTGTACTGTATTCATTCGTTGCTCCTTTAAATCTTTTGTTCAATGCACATCGTTCCTTTGTATACCTTGATGATTTCCTCAAGGCTTTCAAAGGTTCGTGCATCAGCTTTCATAATCATTTGCATCTGTTGAGTTGCCTCTTCTTGTGTATCTACATTTAGAGGTATCTCAATAGTGATTACCATCTTTCGTTTTTTACTTAGCATTTATACCCCTTACCAATAACTAAGCTGGTTTAGTTCAGCCTCTACATCATCAATAAACACATCGTAGCTAGGGTGAATGTGGCAATCGACTGTTGCCTCATTCCTCATGATTTCAAGCAAGTTTTCAATCTTGGCTCTTGCTTGCGCCTCGTTATTCGCCAGCACTTGAAAGCTAACATTGAAGCTAACATTTACACTTACATCAAACTCTTTTACTCTTTCCCTCACGTTTAACCCCCTGTTGCTTGTTTTAAAAGTTCTTTACCTTTATCAGATATTTGGCTATTATCAATTATCTTTGCTACATCAACTGGCTCTTTCACTACCTCTACCAAGTTACCTGTAGCAGTCATTTCGATTTGTTTTTGCCCAGCGTTCAGTAACGCTCGTTCATGTTCTGCTTTTTCTCGTGCTTTAAGTAACAAGTGATTGTCTTTAATCGAATTAGACAATCTCAATCGTTCACGCTCTCTTGTTTCTTGCACTTCATAGTTTTTCACAAACTGCGCTCTACATGATGTTTCGTTGAAATTATCGCCGTTTTGAGGGTCGAACGATTTCCATATTGCTTTGGCACATTGCTTTGTTAAACCCTCTAATTTGTCTAACCCTTTTTCGTAGCCATATGATCGTGCTACTTGATATACCCTTTCCCATGCATCTTGTGCGGTTGGAAGTTCCTCATGTGCATTTACAAAGGCACTTAATGCGGAACATTCCTCTTTAATTTCTGCAATCGTTGGTAAGAATTTACATCTATCAATCAGATTGCTTATCGCTTGTTCAAGGGTAACTGGGTTTACATTAGATAACTTTGTTACATACAACATCATTCGTTGCTCTGACATATCAGTAGACCAC